CGATCAACGTAATGTTGAGTCATAGACTTGCCTTCTGTGAAGGCTTTTAAACATCCGGGTCTGATCAAAGATATTAATGCCGCCAGTTCTTCTATATTGCGGGGACGAACTCTCTTCGCCCAAGATCTACCAAGTTGTGACTCTAGTTGAAAGACACCTTTTGTTTGCCCTTCACAAATTAAATTCCAAACGCTAGAGTCATGATAATCATCAATATTAAACGTAGAATTCGCCATTCGCAAATGCTTTCTCAAATTTAGTTTTTTCGGAAATGTTTCTTTGAAACTTTAGAAACTTAATCAATATATTTGCAGTATCTTTAACGTCCTGCAATGCGTCATGAGCGTTTTCCTTACTCTCTTCGGGAAAGCCCATATAGTCTCTTAGAAAATCCATGCTGAGGCTTTTGAAGTCCTTATTATTCTCAGTCCAAGAAAAGACCATATCCATCAAGTCTAGCTTAAAGATCGGGTTGAATACTGTCTGGCGACCTCTCGAATCTGTTGTACCATACATATCACACATCCTCTGTACGATTGGCAGGTCGAATCCGATGATGTTATAGCCTGCGGCAATTGGAGCAGTGTAAGATGTTCCCCTGAAATTAAACTTGTTACAGAAGTCCTCAAACTTATTCCATACAGTTTTTGGTAGAGGTGCCTTTGCCAAGTCCTTCCTATTTTTTCCTGTAATTTGAAGTGCTTCCTCTTCAATCGGATCAAAGCCCGCTTCGATTGCTTTTTTATCATCTAGGATAGGTCTAATCTCACTATTGAACATTCCTCCCGGCTGAAGAGTGAGCTTACGCCCATGAAGGGCTATCGCTGCAATCTGTGTGGGTTGTGTCTTATGTGGATTTCTAGATCCTGTTTCAAAGTCAAATACAATTATGTCTCTGTAATTCATTAGGCCTTCCTCTTTAATTCTATGAATGTATTGACAGCCTCGTCAATATTCTTGTAAATCTTACTAAATTTTAGCTTCTTAGAGTGTACTTGATAAGTACGAGACATACCATTCCTAGATGGTATGTAGTTACCTAAATTGCATAGGCTAATGTCTTTGTACTCGATAGCACATCCCGAAAATAGGACTGATTTATAATCCGATTTGATATCCATTATTACTCCTTAATCTCCATAATTTTGCTTAGTAGGTCAATGCCAAGTATATCAAACTTTACATGACCCTGATCTTCAAGATCTCCCATTTCAAATCCAGCTATTAGATTTTTACTTCTATCCTGAACCATAGGGCACACCTCTCTTAATTTTTTAGATGATATGATAACTCCTGCGGCATGTTTGCCTTGAGACTTTATTGTTCCCTCTATGTCAATAGCCTGCTGGAAAACGGATGCTAAAGGGCCTATCAGATCATCTTCACTATTGACCTTGCACCACCTGTCCAGAATTTCTGGCTGATATAATAAGGTCCACTTGATTAAAGACTTCTGCCCGCTCTGCTCCATGAGGTCAGATACATCCGCTTCATTTGGTATATTTTTGGTTATGTCGTTCATTTCCCCAAAAGAAACATTACTATTGATCCGCATAATTTCTTTAAGAGCCGCCTTACCTTGCAGTTTATTAAAGGTTAGCATTTGGGAAACATTATCCTCACCATACTTTGATTTAATGTAACCTATAACTTCATCTCTTTTCTCTGCGGGAACATCCAAATCAATATCAGGAAGCGATACGTGTCCATCAGTATTTCTACCAGCATTGTAAAATCTTTCAAAGATCAAGTCATATTCTATGGGATCAATTTCTGTTATACCAATCAAATAAGATATGAGACACCCTGCAGCAGAACCTCTTCCGGGGCCCGGAAGCCAGTCTCTTGATCTGACATAGTTGACAATATCTTGAACAATCAAGAAATAGCCAGATAGATTAGCGTCAAATATAACATCCATCTCTGTCTTAATTCTATCGAGGTATTCTTGCTTTTTGTCCTCGTCATTAACTTTACCTGTAACCGCCAACAGTTCTCTCCAGCCATCTCTACATAGCTGTTTAAGATAGTCATCTTCAGTATAGTCGTCTGGACAATCAAACTCGGGTAGCATGGGCTGTCCTAGTATTTCATATTCCTCGCACTCAGCAGCTATGTCTGCAGACCAGCTAATTTCCTCTGCGGTATACAGTTCTCTCACTCGTTCTGGCGATGGAAGATAAAAGTTATCTGAGTTAAAAAATTTCTTTAGCTTCTTATTGTCGTCTAGCTTGTTGGTAACTTTAGACATATTGGTCTTCATGCCTGAGCAAAGAAGTATACGGTGGAGCTCTGCCTCACACGGCTCAACATAATACACGGGCTTTTGTTTAATACTATCCGTAGATATAAGATTTTCATCTGAGATGGAATCAATAAGCTTATAAACAACATCGTCTGAGTAGCTGTTCTTCTTTGATACTAAATCTATTAGAGAGTACCAACCCTCTTTATTCTTTGCCAGCAATGTTTTCATTTTTCCATTTTCAAACTCAAAGGTGCATCCTATAATTGGCTTTATACCTTGCTTCTTGCAGTCTTTAAAAAAGGCGACGGCTCCAGATATGGTATTTATATCAGTTATAGCGCAGGCATCATAGCCAAACTCTTTACATTTGGATATGAGTTTATCTGGCTTTGAGAAACCTCTCTGCAGACTAAAGTGAGTTTTATTGTTTAGCGGAATCCAATTCATTATTTACCTCAAATTCATTCAACTCTGAAATCGCAACATTATGACAGTCAGCTCTAACAACAAAACCATTTGAAGGATCTACTTGACCTTTAGTAAGTTTTCTAGCCTTCTCGAAATAATTATCGTGAGTCAACCAACCTAACACCCACGCTCTACCCCATCTCTTATTCTTGTTCTCTATTCTAACAAAAACGTATCTATCGCATTTTTGTTTAGTGTTAAAGTTTGCAACCGAACAATCGTAGTAGGGTTTAGGAGGTGACGTGCATCTCTTTGTTTTAACATCATATTTGATTCCGTCTTTAGAAACCAAATCATAATCATATGTGTTATTAATTGTACCATCAATAACAACATTTGCAACCTCTTCACCTAAAAAACCAGCAATATTTCCATCGCCCTTCATGATAGAGTTTTTAATAACTCCCATCTCTCTAGACTTTGCCCATGCACGTTTCTTCATATCTTCTGTAATTTTTACTTCAATCATTATCCCGGAGCCTCATAATATCCAACATCGAAACCTTCTCTAGTACAGCTTTGTATTGTATCCAACATTCCGAATTGATCGAGATGATTGCTTACATGCCTACACATACTCTCGTTCGTTCCGGGCCAGTCTTTTTTGCAAAAGTCGCATAACTTGGTACACTTCCAATGAGCTTGATTTTTGGAAAGCATCCTAGGTCGTGTTGTTTTTTTGATCTCCTCAAATCTATCTTTAAGCATACCTAAAAACTTTTGTCTGTCACTCTCTTCAAAACAGATGCTAAACGGACCGCCATCCCTAATGAAGTATATCGACATAATCGCATCTTCATATTGAGGGAAAAGTTTAGAGATCGCATAATGATATAACATTAATTGTGGATCTTTACATAGCTTTTCATAAGTCTTCTCTTCTCCTGTAGCCCAATTAAGTCGTCGTCCCGTTTTCCAGTCGATGACTTCAATAGCTCCGCCATCAACCTCGGTCACTAAGTCAATGGTGCCTTTGATAGCGAGGCGTCCTTCAACCGTAGTCCCATCAGGCATACTGTACTCGTATTTTGCCCAATCTTCTTCAATAGGAATATCAAATTGAGGCTCGGCAGCTACAATGTTACGTTTTCTGGGATCAAAATTTCCATCATCATAGGTCAATGCTTCCCAAGTCGTTTTGTCGCAAAACTTATAATCAGCATTAGTATAGTGATGAGTGCAATTAGATGTATAATGGTCGTAGCTACGCTTAAGGATTTCGTTTACAAATTTCTTTGTTCCGAGTTTACGTTTAGTGAACTCGACCTCTCCGATAGCGTCATCCTCAAGCAATAGCTCGGCCTTGTCTTGATGTAGCTTTTTGCATCCAGCGAGAACTTCCATAACTTTATGTACAATAGTTCCTAACTGAGCTTTTTTACCAGATACACTTTGATGACCCAAAACATACGTCATAAAATATTGCATTTGACAATATTCAAAATTGTTGTAGCTAGAGCTACGTATATATGTGACTAGCATTTATTCGCCTTTTTGTTTGATAGCAGTAATACCGCCTACCAGTCCCTCAAAAGATGATTCTTCTGAGTCGATAGGTTCTACTGGCGCTTCTTTTTGTATCGTCTCTCCAAGCCAGCCCCATTCATTCATAAGCTCCAAGACTCTTTTGTTGGTTTCCAACACACTCAAGTCTTGATTATCTATAATAGAATCGTAGCCTTCAAATCCATCGAGAGCTACTTCACTATTATGAGTGTCTTTTAAATTGCTTCTAGTTAGATGAATAACTTTTCCTCCGGCTCTCTGAACAGCCTCCACTTCATTTGGAAATCTACAGTCAGAAATTACTGCAATTAAGGGCTCTTCATTTGATATATTTTTTATGGTTCTCTCTGTCCATATATCAGCGTAGATGCCCCTACAGATTTCAGTACCAAAGACTTGTAAAAATTCTCTAGCTGTCATTCTACCTGTTTCATCACCCTTATATCCGGGAATATCTTCCCACCTAATCCACGTTAGACTGTTCTTCTCAGCATTAGAGCCATGACACTGTTCTTTGCTCAACCCAAAAAGTCCTGTCGCTATCTCTTTCAGGGGGGAGGCAAATGCATAATGCTTGATAAAAGGCCACATGTTATCGACAGCCCAAACTGCAAATTCAATATCTTCTCTCGTAACGTCTAGAAGTCCTTGATTTGAGCCGTCAGTAGAAACTATTAACTGGCCCTTGTCTGATATAGCGAAGTTATCCAACAGTCCGTGAGACTTCATTTGATATCCGTGCAGAAAATTACAGCAAGTGTTTTTGCCTGACTGTTTTTTACCCGCAAATGCTAAAATTCTGGTCATTAAAGTACCCCTTCAAGTTCATTTATAATTTGTTCTTTGATTTGTTCTATGGTCATCTCGCCAATATCTTTCTCTGAAATATCTGGGCGGTAGTAGTTGAATCTTCTACCTCCCTTTTTGACTATTTGTTCAGCAGCTCTTTCACCAGCCTCGTCAGTATCTGTCAAGATTACTAAGTTCAAAGCGCCACTCTGTTCGAGCAAAACTAACTGCTCATCACTTAGGTTTGCACCGAATATACCGACACAGTTTTTGACGCCAGCCTCATGCATCCTCCATACGTCGCCTTGCCCTTCTACCAATACTGCCGTTCCTGTATTTAGTATCTCTTGTTTAGCTACATTCATGCCGTATAAATATGCGCTTTTTCTGAAGCCCTTACTGTGTAGCCATTTTGGTTTCATCCATTCAGAGGAGGCGCGGCCAATACATCCAACATAATTATAGTCTTCATCATAGATTGGGACAACAATTCTTCCAGACATTGGCTTATTTTTATTGTTGCACATTCCAATGTCAAAGTTTACCAGCGTTTCTTCTTGGTATCCTCTATTAACATAATATTTAGAAGGTATGGCAATGCTTTGAATTATTTCATTTCTAGAGATTTGAGGAGCTTCTCTGAAAGGAGTTCTTTCAAAAGTCTCAAGTATCTTAATATCATTATTAGTTTCGACAGCAGTATTAGGTATATCCTCTGCCTTAAGATTAAGAAACTTTAGACAGAAGGAGTAGGCTGTGTAGATGTCTACTTCTTTGCTTAGCTTATTTGCTAAAGCTCCTCTGACGAAACCGAATAAGCTCTTGGAATAGTCCTCTTCGCAGTGCTGTGTCCAGCACGCCCAATTGCCTTTAGATGTATTACCGTCAGTAAAAATACTGCATCCCATCGGGTTATCACCGCCATGAATAGGGCAGGCAAAAGACAGCCTATTAGGATGCTCTTCATACTCTATATCAAAGTACGACATTATATCGTGTAGTCTAGGAAATAATTTATTCGATATCTGAAATATCTGTGTATTGTTCAACGCCATTTTCAGTGTCAAAGCCTTTACTCTTAGTATCACTAGATTTCCGAAGCTCGTTTCTTGTTCGACCCTCTGAAATCTTTCCAAACTTGCCGATCATATCCATGTTGATATAGTCTCCATCATCAAGGCCAGACCCATGTCTAGCAACAATCGGCACCAATTTTCTATTACCGTTTTCTTCAAGATCATCTGCCATTTCTTCATCTGATTTCATCTTAAAAATACTGAAGCTAGTACATAGCCATATAAGTCTATCAGATCCAGAAACAACGTCTGTTGATTCTTTTGTTATACCGTCTCGATTAAGTTGCACAAAGCTCAGGCATGGCACATCGTATTTGACAGTAAAGTTGTGCAGTTGTGTTATTTGAAAGCCCAAGACTTGGAACTCTTGCATTGAATTAGATATGCTAGATGAGTTCATAAGTTTAAGGTAATCGTAAATTATAAGACAGTCTTTTGTCCTACCGTTTTCATCAAAACCCACCTCTTGATATATCCACTTGCGCATAATACTTAGTATATTCTCAAAGGGTTGACCTGCAATGCTCACATAGTGATAAGGGATATCCTTTAGATGCTCGGCTCCCTTCTCTACCTTTTCAACGTCTAGTTCGTTATTTGCAAACTTGCCAGCGGCAAGCCTGTTTATTTCGACATTGCTTAAATTAGCTAGCATTCTATTTAGATGATCTTCTTTAGACATCTCAGTGTCTAGCATCAATACTGGAATATTTAAATTCTTTGCAACGTGTAGAGCTACAGCGTCTCCAAACATAGACTTACCTACTTTAGGTCTAGCCGCAATTAGGTCAACACACTTTCGTCTCAAACCTCCGCCTATGGCCTCGTCGTAGATTGGAAACCCAGTGCTTATGCCAATAGACATGTCTTTGTTTTCTTTGAGGTACTGGATGTATTCATCGACCTCATCGCCAATAATCTCAGGCTTGTTACTCGCTCTCTGGTATATTTTAGAAGTAACCTCTAGGACAGGTGACTCAATTAGAGAGATGATATCATTTATATCTTCGTCTCCAGTAACCTTGTCTATCTCAGAGGAACAAACCTTCAAGGTCTTTTTAACATCGCGAGCAACTTTGAGTTTTGAAATTTTAGCCGCATGGATTTGTACGTTTTCCTTGTTTATAGGAAAGTTAAATAGAGATCTTATAAAGCCTATCTCTTCTGGACTACTAATATTCTCGTAGAAGCCTAGTTGATTGGCTGAGGATAGCAGGGATGAAAGCTCCACACTCTGAGAGTCTTTCATAGACTTCTCGATACATTTAAAGATGATTTGATTCATCTCATTTGTAAAGTAGCTAGAGTCAACAAAATCAATATCGAGATAGCAGTCTAATCCATACTGACATATTCCAGCCAGCACAGCTCGCTCAGCCGCTAAATCTTCTAGCTTCCGTTTATTTTCTTTATTTCGTACCATAATAATCCAATATTGGCCATAGCATAAGAAATCCACATCAATGCGTGTGGATAATCTTTTTGTTTAATACAAGAGCCGCATACGATAATATACATCAATGCGGAAACAGCTATCGCTGTCATACCAAAAGTCATTTACATACCTCTAAATATATAAAATCCCATACAAATAGTGGCGCTTAAAAAGACACCGAGTAAAAAATCTTTCCATTCTAAAGTTATCGCTTTTTTCATTATCCAAAAAATCCTTTAATCTTAGTTAAAATATCACCACCTCCAAAACCTCCTTTGAAGATAACTAGGTATGCTACTATAGCACCTGCGATGATAAAAAACAACCACTTTCTTTTAGATGCGACCGCATAAATCTTTTCTTTTAGCGCATTTAGTTTCTCTAATCGGTATTCCCGTCTTTCTTTTACTTTTTCTTTGCGATCTTCTTTTCTCTCTTCCTTAGCTTCCTTACGAACTTCTCCTCTAGTTCTGGTGTTTTCCTCTACTGCAATTTCTTCAGTCGCTTCTTCTTGGTTGCTAGCCGCTTTTCTCTCGGCTAGTATTTCTTGTAATCTATTAAAAGGCATTATTATCTCCCAGTGCTGCCAAAGCCAGTGTCGCCTCGGTCAGCCTCATCTAAATTTTCAACTTCTATAAAATCTACATCCTCTACCTTTTGTATAAGTATCTGAGCAATCCTATCGCCCGGCTCTATCATAAAGGTAGACTCTGAAGTATTAAGCAAACAAACTTTGACCTCTCCCCTGTAGCCGGAATCAATTACTCCAGCTAAAACAGCGATACCATTTCTTACCGAAAGACCTGACCTTGGCCAAATAAGTCCAACGCATCCCTCTGGTATCTCTATAGCAATTCCTGTTGATACTAACTTTCTGCAGCTTCGCATTACAGCGTCAGTCTTGGAGGCATATAAATCCCATCCAGCGTCTGTGACGTTTGAGCGTGTCGGAACTCTCGCAGTTTCTGATAGTAGTTTTACCTTGATCACTACCTTCTCCTCCCAGATAGACAAGCGTCACAAACAAACCATTCTCTTTTATGAGACTCATGCACATCAAAAATCTGACCGCACTCCTGACATTTTTGAGATAACATTTTAGAAGGATTCCTTCTTTCTGTTAGCTCAACGTTTGGGGTAGCTATATCCGTGTGTTCTGTTTTGTCATCCACGAATTGGTTTATTCTATCCCTAATAGAATTTACTGGTATATGGCGATCTACTTTGGCTTCTGACCTTTCAGGCATAGAAAAATCATCGACAGAGACCTTCCTTATAGGTTTCTCTTTTGGTTGTTCTACAGGTTCAGGTTCAGGATCTTGAACGACAGAATTGTCAACTATAAGTTGATTAGCCATAGCTATCAATTCAGAATCGTTTAAGGCTATACCCTTTCTTAAAAGCTCTTTAGCCGTTTCCAGTACACTCATTAGTATCCTCTTTTCTTGCCTATATCGTGCAATACTGATGCCATCTTCTTTACAGCATCTATCTTGCCAGATAATCTATTTATTCTAGCCTCCGCCGTCAGTTTTAATCTATTCAACTCAGCGGCCAGAGGGTTTTCTTTGATGGCAGAGTAGTAACGCATTTCCCATTTGGCGTACTGTCCTCCGTAGTTATCCATCTTATCTGCAACGATGAACCATATGCTATCACTGCAAAATTCTACAACTGTCTTTTCTTTATTATGTAAGGTCTGTAGGTATTCGGCATGTGAAAATAACACAAAGCTGAAAGAAAGCGCCTTTTCTTGACTCAGTGATCTAATGTCGTCAGACTTCATTGACATAATTTCAGCGACTTCTTCGTTCTTTTCAGCTAAGTCTATGTTTCTATCTTCTATCCAGTCATCGACCTTCTGTAGAAATTCATTTACTTTCTGCTCGTTAGTCAAACTTTGCTCTCCATTGTTCTTCAGATTCATCGTAATTTAGTTCAATCAAAGTTATATGGTTTAGTTCACACCAAGCTCTTTTGTCTTTGTCTCTCGCTTGAGCCTTGAAAAACGCCATCTTGTCTTTGTGAAAAAATGAGTTGAACTTAAAGTGCTGTTCTCCATGTACCTCTACAATTAAATCTCTGTTCGGTATATATAAGTCAGCGTATAAAAGTGTTCTCCTAGAACTTGTCTTAGTTCCGGGAAGTGTAACCTCTTCTAATATTCTATCATACGGATAGACTTCTTTCAAGAGTAATTTTGCTTTTTTGTGTAAAGAAGATCTATTTTTTTCATGTACTGAGGCTTGGCTTCTAGATGGATTCCATACCCAGACTTTACCATCAAGACCATGTACTTCCATTAAAGCATACCTTTGATTTCGTGCTCTAGAATAGTAACCACTTCTTCGTTGTTTAGTAGGAAGTTATATAGTTTCTCTTGCCCTTGAAACTTTACTGCCTTGAGAATAGCATCTACATCATCTGTATCAACTTCAGGCTTGATTTTTTTAACAGCCTCTTTGTGAGCTAACATAAACTCACAAGTTAACCAAGATCCAGCCTTAGCTATAAGTCCAATATCCAGCGCTAACATTACAAGCTCTTGTATTTTGTCAATCCCATGCCCATACTTAATCCAGCTTTGACATTCAGTTCCGGGAGACCCCATAGAAGAGCAAACGACCTTCCAGTTTACCGCTTGACCAATCTGAGTGTCTGACTGAACCCAAGGGGTTATCGACTTTACTTCCATCCTAGTGTCTGCTTGATACTGAATCTTTCTTCCACAGTCGGGCATTCTTGAAGCACCATATCCAGAAGTGTTTGCAATAAAATGGGTGATGATAATTAGTGTTGCTCTTTGGTTCGGTACTATCTGCCCCATCTTCTTGCAGAATACAGACAGGATCTTTGGTAAGCCCGCGCGTCCGGGAGTCATATCTCCATCTAGTTCTTTTGCTGGCATAAGAGCGGATGTCGAGTCGATAATGCAGACACACCCTTCGTTTTCTTTTGCGCTAACTAACTTCACTGCGATGTCTAGAAAAGCCTCTGCGCTTAATGGCTCATCCTCAGAATGAATAATCTGCATCTTTTCTTTGTCAAGACCATCCACGCCAAGCAGATTCATCTCTTTTAATCTACCTTCCGCGTCTAGATATATAATTGGTCTCCCATCTTTTTGACAGGTTGCTGCAATTTGTAAAGCTGTTGTGGTCTTGCCACATTTCGGATCTCCAGTAAGGATGACCCAAGAACCCTCTTTAATTCCGCCACTTAAAGCCAAGTCGATAGAAGGGCTAACGCTGATAACTTTATAGTCTTTGCGCCTTTCTAAAACTTGGTTTCCGGTAGAGATTACATTGCCATATTTTTTTACAATTTCTTTTACAAACGACGGATCGTCTTTCTTAACTCTCGGCATCTTTATTCCTTAACTTTGAAAAAAGTGTTTTAGATCCAAACGGTTTTCTTGGTTTTGCATTTGGATCTGATTTCTTAATTTTTAACTTCGTTTTCGCAATAGGTATCTCTTTGACTCGATGGTCAGAAATTGCTTCCTTAACCCAATTCGGCAAAGCAGAGTATACTCTTTTGTTTTTATTTATTATATAATCGTAAACTCTCTTCTCGCCAAATTCAGATATAAGCTTGTTGCACCCTTGTATCTGTCTGGTATACTGAGCTTTCTGGGTTTTCGACCAGAACTTGTAGGCTAGAGATCCCTTGTTATCTTTCTCGGCCTTTCTTTGGACGAGTATCTCGGCTATGTATTGTGCGGCGGTACAGTACTCACCCGTTGAGGGTGATTTGAACCTGCTCACTTTGCTTCTTTTCTGAGCCATTTTTCCAGATCATATAAGATAAATTTTCTTGAGTAGTTTTTCTAACTTGAGCAAAATCTACAAATGAGCATTCGGGCCAACTGTATTTTTTGATGTTTACACTTTTCAGGTCATCATTTAATACACCAAAAGTCATGTGTTGATATGATGGGCCATCTCCAGTATTCATGTCGATGTCTTTTGAAAAACCTCTGAGTATGAAGAATCCGTCTAGACCATTCTCATCCTCAAAAACAATCTCTTCTGGAGCGCCCATGACTATTACCTGAGCTTTGCAAATGCACCTGTTATTTTCCTCACAGTACTCTTGCAGTCTAAGCCAAGGGCTTTCTTCTATTCCCGGACGCTCATAGTCTCCCCACACAATCGTGTCATCGTCAAGAGTG